AGGCTGGAAGGAAAACCCCGCATCCAACTGGTATTTGCTACGCATCATACGAAAACCGGCTGTTACGTTATGGTTGAAATAGTCATACGTAGCTTCTTTACTTAAGTTTGGGTCAAAACCGTCCGTATAGTTCGCCGGCAACGGTTCCCCCAAACGCCATCCGAAACCATCCAAATTATAAGTCGAACGGTCATTCGTACTACGGCGATACTGCCATTCGTAACTGAACTGGAAATAGATCCCTCTGCCCACGGGTTCGCTATAGGCCAACTGTCCCGCATAGGTATAATTACGTGCCGGACTGGTAATATGTCTGCGACGATAATTGGTCGAGTCCGGATGATAATCAAACTGATAATAACGAGTTTCAGCATCCGTATACGAATCGTTGTCCGTATCACCGTATCCGAATCGCCCCCGGAACGTGATATTCCGTCCTTTTGTCCCTAACTTACGATTCAATTGCAGCGTCGCATTGACCGCAAAGTCTGTCGTTTGGATATACGACAAGTCATTCGAGGCATTGACGCGAATATTTTTCAATGGATCGGTCTCACTGATGACGTCGAAATCCAAATAATCGTTCGGATTGGCAACTGTCGCGAACGGATCGTCAGCAAATGTCCCCGATTCGCTTGCCCTATTGTTCTTCGAGGTATTGTAACTCAGGTTCGGACGGAAGATGATGTTGGTCATGCTGTCCGGTTTCCATTCCATACGGAAGTCGAGGTTGAACGAATGCTGTTTATTCCTGATATTTGAATTCGTATTCGAATAAGAACTTCCTTGATGAAAGAAACGTTCTGAATAACCGCGAGCAATAGCGTCCTGATCACTATAATTGTAGCGGGCACTACCTCCCCACTCCAACTTCTCCGTTTCGGTTGCAAAGTTCGCTCCAAGCATCTTTTGGGCATTCAATCCGTTCGGTCGAAACCAACGGGGGCCGCCTCCCGAGAATCCGGCATCATTGACATTATTGGACGACCCGACAATCGAGTACTGCGTTCGATCCTTAAAATAGTTTATCATACTGCGAGCAGCATAGCGATCTTGATTACCGATCGCCACATCCGCATTTCCGAACAAACCTTTATTCATACCTCTCTTCACACTCAAATCGAGTACGGTTTCCTCCTCCCCGTCATCGATACCGGTGATACGGGCTAAATCCGACTTCTTATCATAAGCCTTTATCCGCTCCACCATATCGACAGGCAGATTCTTCAAGCCCGTCTTCACATCACCGCCGAAGAACTCTTTGCCGTCGACCATGATTTTTTTAACTTCCTTCCCATTGATTTTTACATTACCGTCGTCATCGACCTCCGCACCGGGCAATTTCTTTACCAATTCTTCCAACATAGCCCCCTTCGGAGTACGATACGCCGAAGAGTTATACAACATCGTATCCTTCGAAACGGAAACCATCGGCGCTTCAGCAGTGACTACGGTTTCACCCAACATAACGGCATCGGCTGCTAAAGTGATGGTTCCGACACTTACTTGCGACCGGTCGGAAGATAAGGAATAATGTTTATATTGTGGAACGTAACCGACGAAAGAAACCTTTAAGATATACTTCCCCGGCTTGGCACGAAGGACAAAATTCCCGTCCGCATTGGTTACATTTCCATTCACCATCGCACTGTCTTTAGGAGAAAGTAGTTGTACCGTGGCCAGAATAACGGGCTCCTGCGAATCCTTATCTACAATCTTTCCTACCATTGTCACCTGATTACCGGATTGTGCGAGTAAAATCGTTACGATCATCGACAACAGCAACGTAAAAAATATTTTTTTCATTAATTCTTTGTTAGCTGATTATACGAATAACTCCTCTTTGATAAAGAAATAATGAAAAAGTTTAATTCAATAATTATTTTTTATTCTTAAACAATTTATCGACACGCTGTTTTTGCATAAAAAATTCAAAACATGCGACGTTAAAAGCCATATAAATGATTGCAATGGAATTGTCGGCGCTCTCTGCATGCCCTTGGTACAAACTTCTGATCAATGCCACGATGTAGTAAACGCCTAACAGATAAATAGCATAATATACCGCTTTCAGGCGTATCCGCGCCGTCGACTCGTTTTCTTTCTTCATGCGGGCGAAGAATATCATAAAGAGGGAGAACCAGACGAACAACTTTATAGTGGTTTTCGTCAACAGCAGATTGCTGTCATGGATGGCGCCTGCCATAAACATCACGACAGGAACGAATACGGACAGGATAAGGAGTCCATATCCTAAAATTCGGCAAAAGGGAGGTAAAATTCCATTCATTTTCTCAATGATTTAATCGTGTTAAAAAAGTCGGACGATCTTTTATCTTCAATTAGATACAAACATACAGCATTTACTCGTAAAAGCGATGTATTATTTTATATTTTTCCTTAATTTTACGGCCAAATATAAGATTTATGCAAAAACAGAAAATCATCTTCACGCAGGATATAGAGAACGATCTGACAAACGCACTCCACCGTCGGCCTTACGACAAACTCTTCATCCTCACGGATGAAAGTACATTAAAAGCTTGTGCGTCGCGGATAAAAGATTTCCCTTGTCTGCAAGAGGCCAACTTCATTACAATTCCTTCGGGCGATTTGAACAAAAACATCACCTCTCTGCAATCAGTGTGGAACGCCTTGGGCGAGCTGATGGCGACACGCAAGTCGCTACTCATCAACTTAGGAGGCGGCATGGTTACCGACTTGGGAGGCTTTGCAGCCTCTACCTTCAAACGCGGTATCACATTCATCAACATCCCCACCACTTTACTCGCCATGGTAGACGCTTCGGTAGGAGGAAAAACTGGCATCAATTTCAACGGACTGAAAAACGAAATCGGCGTATTCAATATGGCCGAAAGCGTTATCGTGGATGCCGACTTCTTGCAGACATTGGACATGCCCAACCTGCTTTCCGGCTATGCCGAAATGTTAAAGCACGGACTTATCAGCAATACGAAACATTGGGCAGCATTGCTGAACTTCGATTGGCACGAACCTGATTTCAGAAAGTTACAGCACCTGATTGCGGAATCTGTTCGTATAAAAGAAGCAATCGTGGAAGAAGATCCGTACGAATACGGTATCCGGAAAGCGTTGAACTTCGGCCATACCATCGGGCATGCGTTCGAGAGTCTGTCGATGGAAACCCATCATCCGCTGCTCCACGGTTATGCCGTAGCGTTCGGCCTGATCTGCGAACTTTATTTTTCATTCTTGAAATGGGGTTTTCCGAAAGATAAGTTAGTACAGACCGTCCAATTCATCAAAGAGCACTACGGCATTTACAACATTGATTGTAAGCAATACGACCGCTTATACGAATTGATTACGCACGACAAGAAAAACACGGACGGTATCATCTATTTTACCTTATTAGGCGAGATTGGCGAAATCCATATCAACCAACCCGCCACTCAAGAAGAAATATGTTCGGTATTTGATTTCTTCAGGGATGCCGGGTTTTAATGATTGCTTCTTAAAAATTATGGCTCCAAGCTTACTCCAAGAATCTGCCAATCATTACGCCCTTCTTTAAAGTCAAACTCCTCCACAATTAGAGGAAGAGGTTCAAAATAGAGAGAAAATTCCATATTTGTCACATCCGAAAAAGGTTCAAAATCAGCTGTCGAAATTCCTTCAACTCTTTGAATCGCATACTTTTCATCACCGGCTATCAAAGATGCCGTGTGTTGAATTCTTACATTCTCTTTCGAAGAGTCAATACTTTTAAAGGTAATCTTTGTTTCTGTCGGGCTCAGTTTTGCCTCTTTGATCACTAAACTGCCAGTCCTATCTTCTTGATATTTAGGATATGTTATCAATTTCATGCTCTCTTCTCGGGTAATCACCGTCTCGCGGACATCTTGTATCTACTTGTAGTATTCCGCTTTATTATCAATGACGTATCTACTCAGGTAAAGAATCGGCAAGTCGAGCAAATCTTTCTCTATTAAAACCTTTCATTTTCATCACAATTAGCATTAAATACTAAACAAGTTACAAACTCTTCTCATGCCACTTTTACAGCGAAAATATAGAAAGATAAAATCAAAGGCAAAGAAAATTATAGGCATTTTCTTTTCTAATAGAAAAATAAAAACTATCTTTGTCCTCACATTTTTCGGGGTGTAGCTCAGCCCGGTTTAGAGTACGCGTCTGGGGGGCGTGTGGTCGCTGGTTCGAATCCAGTCACCCCGACAATAAAGGTTAAGTAACTGATTATCAAAATAAAAAGATATAAGTAACTTGACCTTTTTTATTATTTGATATTTCTAAAAACATGTTATACAACATAAAATTGGGCGTCTATGATGGTATAATGTGGTATATTTTGGTGCTTTTTGGAAGATAAATCAGCGCGAAATCAGCGCAAAAATTTTATATATGGCAAAATCTTTTCTAAAACTGTACAAAAGCAGACCGCTGCGTGACGGCACATACACGATTAACATAATCGTAGGATATGGGCGCAACATGAGACTGTCTACCGGTATATCCGTGCCACTAAGAGAATGGGACGAGAATACACAGCTGTGCACCGGAAAAAGCGCAAGAATATTGAACAACGCCCTCGGCAACATGCTATCTCGTGTAAATACCCGCATGCTTGATCTGCGCGACAGCGGAAAACTGACAAAGTTGGATAACAGCCAGCTGAAAAAGCTATTACAGGATATGAACCTGGATGCAGACAATGTCATATCGGACTGCGCGCCAACGCTTGGCTCGGTCTTCGAAAAAATAATATCCTTAAAGAATAAGCGTAATGCCGAAATGTTCAGTAACACACTAAAAAAGCTGTCCGATTTTCGTGATCCGTACAAAGTAAGTTTTGAAGATGTTACAAAAATGTGGCTTAATGAGTTCAACGCCTCCATGTCCGGACTGTCAGTCAACACTCGTGCCATCAATATGCGGAATCTACGGCATGTATTTAATTGCGCCATTGATGAAGGTATAACCAACAACTATCCATTCCGTAGATTCTGCATACAAACCGAAGAAACGCCGATGCGCGTACTTCCTATTGAAACATTGCGATACTATCGTACCGCGCTAGGGTTGACTAAATACGAAACGGAGCACAGGGATATGTTCATGCTTATTTTCTATTTAATAGGAATTAATATAGTCGATTTGTCGAGATTAACCCGTGACAGCATAGTAAACGGCAGGATAGAATACAGACGCGCAAAGACCGGTAAGCTGTACAGCATTAAGATCGAGCCGGAAGCACAGGAGATATTGGATAAATACAGGGGTAAAGCACATCTGCTGCGCGCCTTCGACAGATATGCCAATTACAAGGACTACGCGCAGCATATCAATGCGGCGATGGCTGGTATAGGCCCGTTGGTGGAAAACGAAAGGAACAAGCGCAACGGATCTGCGGTGATGACACCACTGGAAAAAAAGGTTACCACATACTGGGCGCGTTATTCGTGGGCTACTTATGCCGCGGAATTAGATATACCCAAGGACACCATCAGCGAAGCATTAGGGCACGCTTACGGGGCTAAAGTTACAGGTGTCTATATTAAGTATAACAGGGATAAGGTTGACGAGGCCAACAGAAAGGTTATAGACTATTTGCTTCTCGAGGAATAATTGTTTTAGAATAAACAAAACCCGGCGGCTCTCACGAGTAACCGGGTATCTCTATAAAAAAGTTTTAATAAGCCTGATAATTTTTGTTTTCCTCAATGCCCGTAAAACGACAATCAGTATTATTGCAATTCCTATTATTTTGGCAGAGTATCGCCCTATAGTCATATAAGTTTTCTGTTTTATCGATAACTTCTTTTCTACCTGTACTGGAAAACTCACGGTGTCGGTTTTAATAACTGTGTTCGTCCTGTTAACAACTGATACCCTGTCTCTATGACGTACTCTGTCAACAAAGACGGTATCTCCCTTCTCCCTGATTAGCACCGAGTCGGTTATGCGAAGCGTGTCATGCTGCATAAGGTTCTTGACGATGTATTCCGTGTGTACTTTTGGAACCTCAATGTACTGTGTCTTACATGCAGTAAGACCAAGCAGCAAAATAAATATGTATAATAGCTTCTTCATAAATAGAAAAAAAATAAACTGCAGCCCCAAATATCTTATATAATCTCTATCTCAACCCGTTCTCCACGTTGAATTGCAGTGTCGATTTTCTTATTCAACAAATCAGAACAATAACGCGAGTTAACCAATTCGCCCTTAATCTTATTTTCCCCAACAAGAATGCATCCCTCGGTGTCCTTTATGCTGTTCCCGGGATGAATAAGCACGCCTTCGAACTCCGGGACGTCCAGCAGTCTTGGGAGGTTCCGGCCAAACTTGGGTGACCAATTATAAATTACCCTGTACAGATTGTAAGGGATAGCGGTCTTCCTCTTGATTTTCTTTTCGCCATTGTCGAAACGTCCGTTTCTGTTCAAGTCCCTGACGGGTGGTTCAAGTGTATTAGAGAAAAACACACCATCCACGTACAGGCGTCCGATAGTGTAATTCCTACGTATGTATTTCCTCTCCAATAGCAGTCTCATAAGAATTTCCCCCACGCAATTTGCTCATGACAGAGTGTTACCCGGTCAATCTTCACGCCTTTGCGATGAAATAGCACCCCGAAGAGATTAATCACCTTATGTCCCATGAACGGGATAATTCTATTTTCAATTATCTTCATATTTTTCCATTTAAAACCTCGTCTACTTGTTCAGGAGTAATGCTTAACTTCCTTGCTATTTCACCTTTCAACGCCTTACGCATAAGTCTGAGGAAAGGCATGTTGGGATAACATATTAACATATTTGCTGACGTGCTCCATAGCTCTACCAAAATTATCAGTGCTGCTATCGCAGAGGTAGTCAGTACCGTATCACCCAATAACAGCCTATCAATTGCGATAAACATAAATAGGGCTGTACCATATGCGGCAAGTTTGCCTACGGTATCCCTGCCGAGCTCTGATAAAGCAAATCGCCCACTATGTATCGATACGGCAATGCCCCATATGGCGTCCAGTATTACAGATAGCAGCACCATCAACACGGCCGTATCATGTCCACCAACAAACTCGATTACTAAACTGGACAGCATCACCACCCACCCGCATACGGTGCTTAACGCATCGCACAATTTAATTAATATCTTATCCCACATTTCCTTTAGCTTTCTAATAACCCGCAAAGCATTATATCAAATAAAATCTTACAAGCTGAAAGCTGAAACCGCCCTAACATTGTACTTATTCGAGGACTTAGTAGTATCGCTCACGCGGCCATAGTTGAAGGATAAATACCACGCACCAAATGTGCTGAACTCAGTACTACTCCAGTACCAATCTTTGAGCACTGGCGTTGCGCCTTCAATAAGAGATAACGCATAATTGATTTTACGCATATTCGCGTAAATCATCATCAATTCGCCCAAAGACGGCAGCCACCATTTACCGGCTGTCAAGCCCTTGCCGTTTGAATTTACGCGGCTATATTGAGCGCAAAAGCCCGGTGCATAGCTTGCGCCGCTACATTCAGTATGTGTAATCTGTGCCGTGGTATTGACTCTCCCCGTCCAGTCGTCTAACGCCGTTAATCTGTCGATTGTCGTTTTTCCGCCTGCACTAACCGTCGCACTGCTCCAATGCAGCGCAGCTTCGGTAGGCGCGACCACTAAGATTTTGCCGCCCTCTACGACTACTACGCCCTCGGCGATCTCCCCACTGTTCTGATAGCCCACCCAGTTATTAGGTTTAACCATTAAAGGGAAATTATCGCTGTTTCGATGAAACATAATAAATATACCATCGTTAATACTATTAAGATCAAGACCTTTCAGCAGAGATTCTCTGAGATCTGCAAGCGATACTTTAGTAGTGTTACCGCTACCGTCTGTCAGCGGTATAAACTGCTGCGCAGTAACGTTTGTAACGGTTGCTACTTCCGCTAAAGTTTTTGTTTTTTTTACTGCCATAATACTTTGATTTTTTATTGCTATTAAAAATGCGTCTACCAGTCATTATCTCTAAATGCCCCAACAAACAAACCCCGTCCCAGCGACGTAGTACTCTGTGTTGGGGTTTGAAAATTAGGCATCTTAATTACTTCAGCTACCGCGCCGCCGTTCCATTCGACTTTAACGCCGTGACTGTATATGTAAATTGAGTAATTATTGTTGGCATTAACAATCAGACACCTTTGCGAATTAGACATTATTAACTCATAACTGTACCTGTTTGAAGTGTCGAATACTACTATATCTATTGGCATACCTGAATAGTCGTCTTCTTGTCCATAGCATTGTACTTCGTAGTAGGTGTTATTGTTGCTATCTGTTTTCAAAACTAACGCTGTTTGTACTCCCGGTTTATTTAGTCCTTTTGGGTAATAATACGCTGAACTGCCAATTACCTGCAAAACTGCTCGATGCAGGGCTGAAAACATACCACGACACCAGATGTCTGAGCTATAAAAACGATACCCTCTATCGGCAACATTATTGTAGCCCTGACTATACAAATCGCCCGCAAAATGCATAGTCCCATCGTCCCCGAACGCAATGCCACCTACCTTTTCCCCTTCGTCGTTTATACAATCTAAGGATTTGAAGCTGCCAGTCACACCCTGCAAAATACCTTTAACCGTTACGTTTTCAAAGGTTCCCGTTTTGCAGGTTACGTTACCGTCCTTAGCCTGGAAAAGTATATTACCGCTGGCGTCTTTCATATCAATAGCGGTAACGCCCAAATTTTCCACTAACGCGTAGGTCGCTAACAAAATCTTTGTTGCTACCAGTTCTATTTTGTCGCCCAACTGCCAGTAGCCGTTATTATTCGCGGTAGTGCTACCGGGGTAATTACTTGCTGTCTTTGCGTGCGATTTAACGCAGCTGTAGTAATTCCCGTTGTACAATACTACATCTTTCCATTGCTCCCCGGTCTTGCCGGCTTGGAAAGAGTAACCGGTAGCGCAGTCACTCCACGCCTGCGGACCTCGCAGGGTCGCCCCCTTGTCACCTTTCTCCCCGGGGTCGCCCTTGCGGATAAACTTAACTACTTGTGTCCTGGTTACGCCCATATCTTATAATACGCTGGTTATGGTCACAGAAACGTCGCCACCTGCCTGCACGCAGTGCGCACGGGTAACGGTTTGGCTGCTCTTAGGTGTCGTGCGGTCGCTGTTGAGGTAAACGCCCGCAGCATCTTTCAGCACGAAATAAAATTGCGTATCTAACGCTTTTGTCCCGGTTCCGCGCGTAACGACTACAGGCGTATAGGTTACTTCGCCGTTTCCGGTCGTGTCTTCCGTTATTGCTTCGTCCTCCGGGCTTGGGTGCGGATCAATATCGAAAGGATCCGAAGTATCCATTACGCTTTGTATATCGCTACCTATTTCGGATCCGGCGCGCTTGACGTGCACGCGATATTCGCCGTAGGTATCAATATCGGAAGCGGCTACGGTCAGCGTCTGGGCGGTTTTTCCGGTCAGTTCTACCCAGCCGGTAGGTCCCATTTTTTCCCACTTGTAGGTCAAATCCTTAGTTAACGCGTTACCGGACTGGTAGGCCATAGCCTTAAGTATGCAGCTGCCCGCCTTGTCGTTGATAACAAAGTTTTTCGTATCTCCGGCCACGATCGTAACGCGGTAGCTGCTTCCAGTTGTCTGCTGGATCGGTATAGTACAGCTGGCCTGGATCTGGTCGCTTTGCGTGCCGTAGGAAATAGTAGCTACCATTTTGATAACGGCGGGTGCGTAGCCAGCTATAGCGGCTATGTTCTTGACGATCTGCAAACCGTGGTAAAGCTGGTCGCCGCTTGGCTCCACGATCTTGAAGTAGCCGGCGTAGGTTCCGGTAGAAACGCCGCCGCTAAACGTTATCTTTTCGCCGTTAAAATAGTATTCCATCGCGTCCGGATCTGCCACGCCCTCAGCTACGCGGCTGCTGGTGCAGACAAAGTATAAAACCGGCTTTACCGTTTCAAAATTCGGATAAATCGCGGTTACGTCGTTGGTCGTACCCTCGTAGTCCTGGTACAAATCGCCGCTGGGCGACATTATAAGCGCCGTATACGTTCCGGCTTTGCTTATAAATTTAATCGTTCTGCTGGTGCTCGCTGTACTCATACTTAAATCTCGGTTTCGTCGTTAGTGGTTTCGGTTTCCGGATCCTCGGCCGGCTCTACGACAAAGCGCGGATCTTCCGCTACTGGCAGCTCGCGTATTACTGCGCCGTCTTGTTCCTCGCGGGCTTCGTGTGCTGCCAGCGAAATAGCGCCGATTTGCCCCAGGATTAGCGGCAGATCGGTTAATTTTCCAAACGCTAACATATCGGCCTGCCACAGCAGGTAGTTACCGTCTGTTACTCTGTTACGGTCATTTTCCAGGCGCAGATACTGCGCTACTTTTGGGTTTGCTTTAATGTAACGTGCCATCGTCTTATATTTTTAGTGGATAATCAATACTGAGCCGTCCGCGTCGCAGAATACCGCGCCGTCTGCTGTGTCTGTAAACGCGCCAGCGTAGCCCCTATCCTTAACGTCCAGGGCCAAAACAGCGCCGTAGTCCTTACTTAGCGCGGAAGTCGGTATGGTTGGATTTGCGCCCTGGCCTACCAGGTTGTAACTTAAAGACCCGCTGGCTTTATTGGTTGCGATATACCACAGCGGCAAAAGTTCTTTTTCAAAATTCGCTACTTCGCCGTTAGTAGTCCTTACCAGGGCGGTAGGACTTATAGCCAGTAGTCCGGCCGGTATGTTGTACGGCACGCCGGTAAAATCGTATTCGTACTTAGGTATTCGGCGTATAAATACCGCTTCGGCTTGCGGGCTGTCGTCGCTCAGTGTTACGCTTCCGGGGCTTCCGGACGCGCTATACTTGCATCGGCAGCGCAGGTGCATTTCCTGGCCCATAAGCCAGCGGTTAATAGTGGCCGTGCTTCCGCTAACTGTAATATCGTAGTCCAGCACTTCGTCGGATCCTACCATGTGCCAGGTGTTATCTTCGCCCAGCACTTCCCAAACCAGGGCGTATTTGCTGGCGTCGCAGATCTTATCCGCTACCCATACGCGCGCCTGGACGGTTTGGCTGGTCTGGTCGGCCAGCGGGTTAAATACGGTCTGCTGTGCTGCGTCCAGCTCCACGCGTACCAGGTTGGACGCGTTGCTGCAAGAAAGCATATAGCTACCCTGGACGATCATTACCTGGCTGTTGCGCGTGTCGATATATTCGGCGTAAAACTCCAGGGTAATAGGTACCTTTGGCTGCGCGTTCTTCTTAACCTTTAGCCGGCCGGCATTTCCGCCGCTGCTGGTTATTTCGTAGTACGCGTTATCGGTGTCTATCAGCGTCCGGGTGCCGTTAATATTTTCGTACCAGCGGATATTTGTAAGCGCGTGGTTAATGCGCCCGGCGTGTATAACTTCGTCTTTATCCAGAATAGATATTATAGGCTGGATTATTACGGGCGTAATAGTATAGTCCGGCGTATATTCCTGGCTATCGGCGTTATAGTTCTGGCTATCAGGCACGCTTCCGTCCACAAAAATCGAAATCTGTAGCTGTAGCGGCCGCCAGTTAAAATCAAATCTTCTTGTTTTCATATTATAGGATCCTTTACTAATACTGGAAAATTGCGCTTTCGGTACCAGCTTCGCGGCCCATTCCGTCGCGCAGCGTTACCGTAGCTATAAATCTTATCGTCTTCGGTACGTAGCCGTTAAAATCGCAGTCGGCGATAGTCAGGGCTATTTGCTTACCGGCTCCGGCTCTCTTTAGCGCCCAGGCTTGATCGCTGGTTACGCGTTCGTTTCCGTCCGCGTCTTCGCTGTACCTGGTCCAGACTACATCGTTATTCAGTATATCGGCCGTAACGTCCATATTATAAAGCTTCGCCACGATCTTAAGCGTCAGCGCGAAGCGGTCCGGATCAAAAATATAGTCTGTGTCTTCGAAATCTACGCTAAATTCCGGGTTGCCCTCCACCATCGCCCAGTCGGTGTTATTCCACGCGGGCGCAGTGGTCGTTCCCGTCTTGGCGCATCGCCACTTACAGCCGTTATACCAAACGTCGGATATTTCGTATACGCCTGTAGCCGGGTTCCTGTCGCTGGCGTAGTAGTTTGCGTCTGCACTCCACGCGCCGCGGTCTACCACCTCTGCTAACGGGTGGCCCTGATAGTCCATACGTATAATATCCTGCACTATGATACCGCGGGCGTATAAGTAGTCCTGACCCTCTATTATCGGAAGATCCAAAGCCTTTATAAAGTCAGGCACCGCGCCTAAGGTAGCGCCGTAGTTAGACGGGTCTATAATAGGCTTGGTTACGCCTGTCAGTCTGACTATACGGCCCTCTGTGCTGGAAAGGTAAATACAGCCCTGTCGGGTAGTGTCCGTCTGGTTTCCCCAGCGGGCTATTTTCATCATTTCGCGCGGCGGGTAATTCTGCCCGGCTGGTGTCTGGTCGTCAGGATATAACGTTACCTCTATGTAGTTATTTGCCTGATTAACGCTGTTTACCCTCATCCAGCAGGTATAGTACTGGCCGCTACCGGCTGCCAGCGTGTTTACTATACCTTTCAGGACATTATTAACAGCCTGCGCGGTAAAATAGCCGTCCCACTTGCTTTTAAGGTGCAGACCGTAACAATTATTGCCTAAATCGTCCACGCTCTCAATAGTGTCGCCCTCGGTCAGTATTTGGTCGCCCTCAATTGCCGAAAGCCGGTTAATAATAAGCTCCAGGCATTCAAAATAGCTACGAACACGGACGCTTTCAAATTCCGCATTTCCATCCGCGTCTATCCCGGCACCCTTACCAGCGTATAGTGACTTAACAAACTCCCCGTATTGCGCGCCGTTTTTGAAAATTGACAAACCAAGCACAGTAAGCATTTTTTCAAAAGTCAGATTACCTTTTGCAACATCATCCACAAGCTTAGATAAAAACTGTTTCCGTACTGGACTGTCTTCTGCCAGATCGTGCGCCATATCTGCGTAGCCGGCCTTTACTTTTTTTGTCCTACTTTCAGTTGTTACGTTTCCGTGCTCATCGGTTACATTAACCAGTTCAGTTATGTACTCGTATCCGTTTTCGTCAATAGATATTTTATTCAGGTCTGCGAGATTCTTGTGCGTATGCCCGTCTCCTTGTATGATAGTTCCTCCGCCTGTTCCAGCATTTGTTGTTATTGTAGTGCTGACACTGCTACCGCCCTGGCCCATATCGCGCAGTCTCTTGTTGCGCGGTCTTGGGGATTGTGTCTTAATATTATAGATATATTCTTTGATCATTATTCTACCTCCTCTAATTTACCCGTAAATTCGTCTGGCCTTATCTCACAGAATTCTGCGTCCGTGCAATCTGTAATTACGTTCTGAACGTCAGACAATAGCATAAATCTTTTATCCCCCTGATTCTGCTCGGTATAATAGAATAACCCGCCACAAATAATTGCCTCACCGCTTAGCGTTGTCTTTCTCTCCGCGTATTGGCTATACATAGTACCAATTAAAAGCTTTTCTGGGTGATCTGTCCTTGCAGCTCTTGTTAATTGTTGTATCTGTGTTCTGACACTCGTTTTATAATATATGCCCTTAGCAGTCGGGCATATTTTATCACCCGTTCCGCAGATAGTATCTATGCTAATATCATCTTTTGCTGACTTGTTAATATATCCGCTATATTCTACGTCACCTATTTCGACGCTATCGAGCACCAGATTATAATTAACTACATCCAATTTCGGCGCTTTGTATAGACACCATCTTAATTTTTCGCGTACATTTTGTATATCCCAATCGCTGTCTTTCCCTATCACGTTTAAAAAACTGCTACCGTAATCATACGCCTTAATACCGGCCATTATCCGCACCTCCATCCAGCCACCGCACGGTGGATACGGCATGTATTCGCCATCGGCCATTTTTTTAAAACTGTCATATATATGGGGCTTTTCTCTAAAACTTTGTTCTTCGGAATTAAACGTCCCGTCAGGCCTGCCGATAGCATGTCTGTTTGCCTTCCAGCCTCTTACACCACAATCATCCTTTAAATTATCAGCGTTATAGTATTCTAGCCAGGCATCCCCGTTGACATCTGCACCTGCCGCCCATTTACCCTTGGCGTAGCCCAAATGCCCTACTGTCGAGCCGTTAACTGTGTCGTGGTTATCGTAATGATATAGTGCGATGCCGTTATCATCATACAGGGTAATTTTCACTGGTATAAACAAAAACCCAGTGCGCACCTGCATATATTTGTCGTTGCCATCATCATTATCCTCCGTACTTCCGCTAAATGGGTTATATCTACAGTCCAGCAGTATTTCTTCCGCTAAACGTACTTTATACTTTTCTGCCTCGTCTAGCGGAAGCCCAGGCAAAAATACTCTGTTGGCGGTCAGTATCTCGCTTGTAGTGCTAGGGCGTGGCACGCCGCTGTGTATTTTCCATTTTGGCCACCCTGTATTAATGCCGCCGTGCCCCCCAGTGCGAAAAGCATATGCTACACCGCTGCTCTCAGACACGCTACCCGTAACAGGTAGGATGTGAAAATATTTGTTATTGCCTATACTCTTTAGGCCTTTACCATTATCACTTATAAATATCGTAAAGTCTATTAGATTATAGTCCCAACCACCATTTACTTTGTGAGTGTCGCTGTAGTCAGGATAATAGCTATAATACTGCCCGTACCCGGCCTCACTTCCGCCCTCCGATGTCAGATTAACATGATTAACATCGTACTTATCTTTGTAATCAATAACATCACCTTTCATCAATTCGCCACTGCTATACGGGCTAAATGTTATTTTCACATTATTAGCTACCTTATCTACTCCCAATACCTGTCTATCCCCGTCCCATTCAATAACTTTAGTCTCCGCCTTAGTATACAATCCATTAATATCATAAAGATATATTATGCCAGCCCTCTGAATCATCTTAATTGCCAAGGGCTGTAAAATTCCATTAACTACATCCTCCATGGTGGACCATTCACCAGCCTCATCTATAAAATTATCACTGCGTATCGATAAGTTACCACCAGTTATTGCCGTATTGGAATCTATCTGCGTAGTAATATAATTGGTATCCACCTGATTATATGATATTCCTGTACGAAGTAAAGCATATAATATTAATTCGCGTAACGTACGCAAACCTTGTAAATCGTACTTAATACGCCCTAGTATACCAAAATCGCTAAATATCAAACTTACCTCATAACCGTCCAACTGTTCGTATGGCTCTTCGTAAAATTCAGGGTCTAAACAGCCAGACCAGTATAGTACATTGTCTCGATATACGTCTAATCGTATTTGCCCAACATTTATACTATATAGATCTTGGTATGTCCTGTCTCCAGGACTGATTATCTTTAATGTAGCAATACTACCGCACAACACCTCTTCCTTATCTTTGCGTTGCCATTCAATCGAAAGCGGAGCATCGGCGGGAAAGGTAAGCTGGCTAGCACTTTCAAACTCGGCGTCGGCCTCCTGCAGTATATCTACACGCCACCTCAAACCTGCACGGCTCAGAAACTCGCCTGTATATCGCTTATACTTCATATTAGCATCGCCTTTTAATACCGTTTTCCTTTGCTAAAATACCCACCAATGTCCTGCCTTTAATTTCGAACTCCACTTTGCTAAGATCCATACCGCCCGCCGGTTGTATCATACTGCGCAACTTATCAAGCGGCGCGATAACTTCGGGATTGTTAGACGCTCCTGCATACTCGCCAACAAGTGCAAATGTGGGGCCGCTTACTACGCCGCCTTTGGCAAACGGCATCAACCCAATGCCCTGTACCATTGCAATTGCCGCATTAATAAATCCTGTAGCGATCCCAAAGCCCGCAAACGGTATGGATGCATGTGCTGCAAAATACATCGCACTCGCGAGTTCCATATAGCTAGCCGTGACCGCCTTGTTAGCCGCAACAACCGGTATCGCGGCGATTACCGCAGCTTCGCTTGCTGCTGCCGCCGCCCCCTCTGCGGCAATTGTCGCAGAGGCCGCTACGGCTTTGCCTGTTTCTGCGCCGGTTTGCAAGTTAGTAGCCTGTGTAAGCATCTGAATAATGCCTATAATAGCTTGAATTCTCTCGTAGAGTTGTATAAAGCCGTCTACGACGCCGGTAACGGTCTGCCAGGCGTTTCCGTTACCCTCTAAAGCGTTAGTAAAGCCCTGTATGCTATCACCTATGCCTTTGATACTATCCCAACCGCTTTTCACAGTATCAAACGACGATATAGATTGTTTACGCCACTTCTCGTAAGTGACAATCATACTTTCTATTTCTTTTTGCTGTTTATCCGTTACTGGGTTTTGCTTATCGTTGAGAAGTTTGTTTAACTCCCTGATCTTGTTTGTCAGTTCGTCAAAGCCAATGCCCTTGATCTTTAGGGTGCGTTCCCTGCCGGTCAAAGCATCTAGTTCGGCTATCTCGCGTTGCATCTGCGGCAATTCGATACCTAACTGCAACGTCTTTTTCTTGTCTGTCAGTTGGTCGATAATTACTTGTGTCTTTTGTATCTGGTCGGCATCTTCTCTTTGCTGCCTCTCGGAATAGAAAGATATTGCCGCGTCTATGTCCTTAACGGTGTTCGTCGTTGTAGGTAGTTTGGTTTCCTCTAACGCGAAATCCCACGCCTCTTGCAACTTATTCAGGGCGTTAATACCGTCCTGTGCAAACCGCCGCTGTTGCTCATCGCCGCTATTCAGCAAACGATTATAGTATGCAAGTTTCTTGTTTAATTGGTCGTAGGTTTTTATTTCATTGCCCTTTAACGCAACTACGCTTTA